CCCCTTGTTGCAGTGCGTGATTCGCCGTCCAGCGGCCTTGCCTCGGCGAACGTTCTCGCCGTGACTGACGGGCTCAAGGTGGAGCGGGTTAACGCACGATGGGTTGCGACACAGGTGATCAAGGTGCATGGCGGGATGCACGTGACCAACGAGTAGGCTGTACGTCACGCGATGGGCCGGGGCCGAACGGCCACCGGCGGACACGCCCGTATTGAGCCGCCCGTAGCCGAGCGGGCACCTGGCCCCGGTGAAGATCCAGCAGCCAGCGTCGTACTCGACCTTCTCGAGCAGTCGCTCCAAGATTGGCCTAGGCGGGGGCATCTCACACCACCTTGTCGACGACGAGCGACATCGCGTGGATGCGGTCGCTCACGTTGGGGCAGGTCACGCTCAGGAAGTAGACGGTGTCCTGCAGCGTGGTCACCGGCGACGCGAGGGTCACCGCGATGGTTTGCAGTCCGCTCGTCGACGACGTCCCGCTCGAGCCGCTCGTGGTCAGCGCGCCGCCGTCGGTCGACGTGTTGAACTGGACGGTCATCGTTCCGGTCGAGTTCTTGTTCACGCGCACGCGGAACGCCTTGAGCCGCTCGCCGACGCGCAGGGGCAGCGGACCGAACACGAACTGGGTGTTGATCGAGTTGGCCTCGATGATCGAGTAGCCGTTGTGCGATCCGCCGGTCGACCCAGAGACGGTCGAGAAGTCCTTCAGCGAGATGAACCGCTGCTGGTCGCCGTAGAGATCGACTGTGCCGCTCACGTCGAGCGCACCGCCGTTGGTGATCTGAATCTCGTTGCCGTTGCCGTCGGAGACGTACCACTCGTCGCCGATCATGTAGATGCGAGACGGGACGCCCGGCGAGCTGCCGAGGTTTGTCATCTCCATCGTGTGCACCTCGAGCGCCGAGAAGTCGTTGAACTCGAGGTCGGCAGCGATGGTGAGCGAGCCGCCGGCGGACGTGGCGACCTGGCGGCGCAGGCGGTCGACCTGCTCGCGCACCTCGCCGATCACGCGGTCGGTCGTCGGGTCGGGCACCGACGTACCGCCGATCACGTTGACCGGGTTGCGACGTGCAGGCGGGGCGGCTGGCATCAGTAGCCCCAAAGGTCGATGTCGTCGTAGTCGATGGCGCGGCCGAGCGGGATCAGTTCAGGCTCAGCGGCGCGGCGCTGCGACGACGCCTTGATGATGCGCGCCGTGATGCGGGCCAGCTCCTGCTGTCGCTCACCGAGCTGGCGCTCCTCGCGCTGGTCAAGGCGCAGAAGGGTTGCTACGACCACGTAGTCGTCGTAGCCCTGGTAGAACTCGAACGTGTCGGCGTCGGACGCGAACACGGGGCACGTCGGGGTGTAGACGAAGCGCAGCGTCTCGACCGCGTTGGGCGTCGGGTAGAGGACGATGCGCCCTCGCGTGCTGCCAGCGGCGGTGCGGTACGCCTCGGGCCGCCCGCTGGCCGTCTGGAAGCGGTTGCGGTCGGCGATGCCGATCTGCCGCAGCTCGCGGTACTTGCCGGCGATGAGGATGTCGACGCCGCGGAGGCGCCAGAAGTCGGAAGGGAGCGCGACGTAGTCCTGCGCCGCGACGGTCGAGGCCGACGCGGCCGCGTCGAAGATGCCTTCGTTGGCATCGGCCATGACCTCGTACAGCTCGCCGAGCGCTGCTTGGATCTCGTCGTTGACCAGCGCGTTGGTGAACTTGACGCTGTTCTCGTACGAGCCGATGAAGCGCACCCGGTCGCGGATCTGTTCTCGCGTCTTGGTCGCCATCAGCCAGCCTCCGGGCCCCTGCGGTTTCCTGCGCGCATGCACTCACGACACAGCCGCTTCCTTCCGCACTTACGAACGAAGGTGTTCGCCTCGTCGTACGGGTGCCCTTTGGGGCAGTGCGTCTTGGCCGAGTTCCAGAACACAGCGCGACCGCGAGCCACTGTCCGGCGCATGTTCTCGGCGTGCGTCACGACCTCGAGGTGGTCGGGGCGCACGCAGTTGCGAACCGAACACAGGTGGTCGATCTCGACGCCATCAGGGATGGGGCCGACCAGCGCGACGTACGATGCGCGGTGAGCCAGGCGCTCGCCCCGCTCCCCACGTCGACCTGCGCCAATCACGCCGTACCCGTTGGGGAGCCGCGCCCCGGTGAACAGCCAGCAGTCGGCGGTCTTCTCGACCTTCGACATCAGGCGGTCAATCTGCGGAACCGTGCGCCTCACCTGGCCTCCATCAGTGCCCGTGCGTGCATCGGCTCCATGACAACGCGCAGGGCGCGCTCCATTGACTCCGGCGTCAGCACGGGCGGGAAGCCGACGCGAAGCGGGACGTCCGCCTCGTACGGTTCGGCATGTGGATCGAGTGGGCGATCGACGAGGTTGCCGATCGTGCACAACTCGAGATTCTCGTGGGCGCCAAGGCATCCCCACGCGGCCGCGAACCACTTCCGAGCCAGCGCCATGCCGGGGAAGAAGGTCAGGCGCACGTCGCTGATGACGAACGGCGTCAGGGTGCCCTCCGGGTCGCGGTTGTCGCGCACCGAGTCGAGCTCGATGCGCAGAAGAGGATCCGGCGCGTCGAACAGCGTGAGCCGAACGACGGCGCCGGTTGGGTGGCGAACGATGAGCGGGGCCAGCGCGACGGCCCACAGACGAGTCAGATCGCCGTACGGCCCCGGCCCATCAACCGCCAGCTGGCTCATCAGGTCGAGATGACCGCGGTGACGCCGCCGACCTGCTGCCAGCCCGTTCCGTTCCACATCAGCGCCGCCCACACCGTGGTGGCGTTGAAGGTGCCCAGGGTCGCTCCGGCGGCGCCGAGCGAGGTCAGGCCAGTGAGGCCGATGGTACCCGACGGGATGGATGCGGCGGTGGCGCAGCCGACCTGGATGACCTCGCCGACAGCAGAGCCGTTCGGGATCTTCCGGGCCGTGGTGGTGCTCGCGACGGTGCCGGTCACCGACAGCGAGTAGTGCGCCCACATGTTCTTGACCTGGATGTCGGTGGTGCCGACCACGACGCCGTTCGCGCCAGAAGAGCCAGCGCGCTTGACCTGCATCGCTCGCCACTTCGAGCCGGACCACTCGAAGATGACCTCCTGGCCGACAGCGTCGAAGAAGAAGGTCGAAGCGCACACGAGGCCAGCGGTGTCCTCCGGCGTGGTCACGGTGAGCGTCCCGGCCGGGGTCGACGCGGCGACGGTGCAGACGACCCGCTTGCGCTGGCCCGCCGTGGCGCCGTTCGGCAGCGTGAACGCCTTGGTGCCGGTCACGCTGAGATAGGTCGTGAAGGTGGTCAGCGACAGCGTGCCGCTCGTGGCGGTGTCGCTGGTGCCGGCGAAGTCGAGAATGGCGTCGCGGGTGGTGGCATCGAAGCCAGCCATCGCGGCGGCCTGCGAGGAACTGAGCATGGGTGTCTCCTGATCGCCGACGTGGTCAGCGGTTGAATGCGGAGTTGCGGACGACCAGCAGGATGCGGATCGTGTCGCCGGTGGACGGGTCGGTCGGCGTGGCCGCGACCTCGATGGTGATGGTTGCGGTCTTCGCGGCGACGTCGAGCGTCACGAAGCGGGCGGTCAGGCCCGCAGTCGAGCCGGCGACGGCGATCGACGCAAAGAGCAGTTCGGGGTACGCGTGCCGGAACGCCAGCGTGACGTCGCCGGTGTCCGTGCGCGTGGCGGTGAGGATCTCGCCGCCGGCGTCCGGGATGGTCGGGTTGCTGGTAGACGCGCCGACCAGGGCCGCGTTGAGGATGACGACGTCGCTGCTGGGCGAGCCAGCGAGCATACGGTGCGTGCGGTTTGCCATGGGGCCTCCGTGTGGAGAGCCGGAGCCCGACGTTGCCGCCGAGCTCCAGCTCAAGGGGTTCAGGTCGAGGCCGTCACTTCGGCGACGCCGTTCCAGCCCGGGGCAGCACAGCCGAGGTTGCAGTAGCCACCGGCGCGGGCCTCGGTCGCGTCCTGCTGCTCGGCCGGCTTGAGCATCGGCAGGCCCATGTCGGCGCCGAGGAACTGCGGAAGCTCGCCCTTGTGCCATAGGGTCCACGTGTCGCGCTGGAGGGCGTAGACGCGGGTAGACGGGCAGTTCCGGTCGCTGATGATGGTGACGGTGCGACCGGCGACGACGGCGCGGACCGCGCTGAAGCCGATGATCGGTACGCCGCCCTCGTTCTTGACCGAGATGCTGATGTCGTGGAACAGGAACCGCTTCGAGTTCTCGAGGATCATCAGATCGCCGAGGGTCTCGGGGTTCATGATGATCAGGTCCGTCTTGCCGCCGAACTTGCCGACCTTCGTGACGAGCTTGATCAGCATCTCGTCGAGGTTCATGGCGGTGGCGTTCAGGTAGACGCCGCCGAGCATCACGGCGTCCGCCGACCGGGTCACGCCGAAGAACGACGCGGCCAGCTTGGTCGAGCGGTCGGTGACGGGGAGCCAGTCCTCGAGACCGGCGAGGCACACCGCGGTGCCGCCGTTCTGCTCGTCGCCCTCGGTGTAGACGAACGCGGTGGTCGACGGACCAGTGAAGGCCGTGTCGACGTTCTGGGTCAGGGTGAGCGACCCGGCCTCGCGGTCGATGGTCGACACCACGCCGACGCCGGCGTAGGTCGCGCCGCCGTCGGTCGCCGACAGCTTGAGGCGCTGGCCCTTGTAGACGTCGAAGATCGACGCCTTGTCGGCGAACGTCATGGTCGCCGTGCCGGTGATCGAGTTGCCGTTCAGCTGGCCGAACGAGCCAGTCGTGGTGCGATAGAGCCGGCGGCCGATCTTCTCGCCGAGCGAGCGGAGGCCGCGGTCGAACTCCTTGAACGCCGGCTGGAACGCCTCGTCCTTGTTTCGCGAGCTCAGCAGCAGCTCGTTGGTGACAACGATGCGCTGGTACTGCGTGGTCGAGGTGATCTGGAAGTCCTCGTAGAGCGAGGACGTCTCGTTGGTCATCGCCAGCGCGAAGTTCGCGTTGGCGCCGCCGGGATTGGCGAACTCGATCGGCTGGATGAACTTCTTGCCGCCCGCCATCTGCTTGGGGACGGTGGCGAAGAAGGGCTGATCGAAGAAGGACTGTTCGAGGAGCTTGTCCTTGGTGTAGTAGTCCTTCAGTACGGCTTCGTACTGAGAGAGTCCGGTCGTCATGTGGGGTCTCCGTTGGGAGGCCCCGCTACGTCACGAGTCGGTCAGGTTCCGCCGGGCCGCAGGTGTCTGAGCGCCCAATGCTTGCGCTCTGCGTCGGTCTTGAACACTGGTGGCTTCTCGTCCTTGGTCGGAGGCGTCTGTGCTGGTGCGACGCTCGCGTCCGCGTTGCCGATGGAGCGCTGGGTGCCGGTGCGCTGAGGGGGCTTGCCGGGCTGCGCGGCCGGAGTCTTCTGCACGGTGGCAGTGACGCCCGGCGTTGCGGTGCCTGGGATGCGCGCTCGAATCTTCTCGAGCCGCTGTTGGTAGAACTGCTCGGCCTTCTTCGCGGCCTTCTCGATCGTGACCTCGTCCTTGTCGTTCGGATCGAAGTCCCCGGTCTCGTACCCTCGCATGATGACGTCCGCCAGCACGTGTTCCGGCGGGGCGCCGTCGAGGTCGGCAGCGACCGCGAGGTTGGGGTACTTTGAAGCGATCGGAGCAAAGAGCTGCTTCACGATCGGGACGGACGCTGCAATCTTCTCCTCCTTGGAGGGAGTCGATTCGGCCGTCTTTGGGGTCTCGTCGCGGCGCCTGTTCTTCGGCAGATCCAACTCGCGTCGGATCAGGGCGCTGTTTCGCTTCGCGGCGTGGCTGGGATCAGGTTGTGCACCGCTGACCTCCGAAGTCAAGTCGATAAAGAAGTCGAGGACCTCGCTTTCAACTTCTTTGTCGTCTGGCGACTTCCCGAGCCGCTGCGCCACCCACTGCCGGAATGCCTTGGTCGGCGAGCGCGCGTACAGCTCGTCTTCGTCCGAGGTATCCCGAGTCGGCGTCGCCTTCTTCGCCGAGTCGAGGTCGGCCTGCAGCTTGGCGATGATGGCGCGCTGCCGCTCGCGAACCGCTTCGAGCTCGGCGCGCTCGGCCTCCCAGTCGGCGCTCGCAGCGGGTGCCTCGGCCGGCTGGTCGGGTGCCGCTTCGTCTGCGGGCGCATCCTCCGCGCTCTCAAGTACATCCTCAACAGTCGCCTCAGGCTCGGCCCCGGGCTCCGTGGCGGGTTCGGGCGGTGCTGCCTTCGCCGGAGGTGGAGCCGCGCTGCCGCCGTTCCTCAGGGCCGCTACGCGCTCCTTGGCCGCGTCGGATAGCTGCCGTTCGCCCAGCGTGTGGCCGAGCCCCATCTCGACGACTGGCTTGGCCTTGTCGGGCGTGAGCGTCGCGTGGCGGGGGCTGGACATGGCGCCGTCGGACGAGACGTCCACGGACAGCGCGCTGGTGCCGACCGGGCCGGCGTCTTCGATCTCGATGGTGCTCAACGGGTCTCCAAGCCGCGACTACGCGGCGACAGGCATCGGTAGGCCGGCCATCTCGGGCGGCATGGGTGCGCCACCACCGGGCGGCATCGGAGGCATCGGTGCGCCCGGCGGCATGCCGGCCATGGCGGGATCGACGGGTGCGCCGGCCGACGCCGGGTCCATTCCGGGCGCTGGTGCGGGCTCCTCGAGGCCTTTCTTCATCTCGCGGACCGCATCGATGTACATGCGGTAGCGGTCCTGCACTTCGAGCGGGGCGCCCTCGGCCTGACAATGGTTGTAGAAGGCCAGTCCCATCTTCAGCGCCAAGGCGAGGTCGTGTTCCGGCTCGGGCATGATCATGTCGACCTCGGGGTCGCCCAGCGCCTCCATGATCCGCTCCTGGTTGTGGTACGCGGCGAGATTGATCAGGTTCGCGCGCGCCAGGTCCGGCTCGTCGAACAGCGACGCGGCCAGCCACTGCGGGATGATTCCGGCCTGGGTCAGCTCCTGCGCCGCGGACAGCTTGCCGGCGCGGGTGTCCGGCACGAACGACACCGGCTCGAGCTCGAGGCGGTACTGCTCGGCGTCCATCTCCACCTCGTCGTACTCGAGCCGCTCGATGCGGTCCCGGCCGCGCCAGGTGGTAACGTATGCCCGGTCCTTCTTCGTTCCCTCGCGCTCCTTGCGGGCCTTGGCGACCCGGCAGGCGGCGTCGAGGTAGAGTTGGGCGGCCTCAAGGCGGTACTGCGTGTACTGCCGCTCCACCATGGCGAAGCGCTCGGACTCGATGTCGTACTGCGTGTCCAGCGCGACGCCCGATGCGTTGAGGCCGAGCGCCGACTTCGAGGACGCGGCGGCCTGCGACACGCCGGTCAGCTCGAACGCCTGCCGCATGAAGAACTCGAGCAGCTGCAGCGTTTGGCCGCTCACGGCCGCCGGCGCGTTCCACTGCGGCGGCTGGCTGCCCTTGTAGAGGAACTTGAACGGCGCGCGGCCCGACATCATCTCGACGGGCAGGTCGAACGCCTCGTTGACCATGTACGATCCTTTGCCAACCGCCTCGATGTTCAGCTGCACGTCACGGACGATGCTGTTGATGCGGCTCTGGATGTCGGCGAGGTCGCGGACTAGGCCACGGCCCCAGTAGCCGCGCGTCGGGTGGGCGTATCGGAACACGGCGTACGGGAACCGCTCGCTCTCCCACTCGTCGAATCGAAGCGTGGCGCCATCGATGACCACGGCAACGCGGCCGTTCTCAGCCTCACGGAACGAGGGGCGGCGGTGCGCGATGATGACGTCGACGTAGCCGTCGAGCGACGACGACTGCCCGTCGCGCATGTCCGGGTCATCGAGCGCCTCGTTCGGTCGGCGCGTGGCCGCCGGGGCGCGTTCGATCGCGTCCCTGTGCTTCGGGTACTTGTCCTTGAGCACATCGCGGGCGATGCGGATGACGCGCTGGACCTGCCACGGCTTGCCGTACTTCGTCTCGCGCGGATCGATGAGCAGCTCGTCGCGGTAGACGCGCTCGGCGAAGATGTCGTCTTCGGTGTCGTCGATGCGCGTGATGCCGGTGCCTTCGATCGTCCCGTCCCGGAGCGCCATCGGGGACAACTCCTCGAAGCAGCTCTCCATCATCTCGCCGACGATGAACTGGCGGTATCGCTTCGCCTTGCGCTTGAGCGACCAGTCCGCGTTGTCGACCTTGAACTGCGGCATCGGGCGCCGCTTCGACAGGCGGGCCACGACGGTGTCCACCACCGGCTTGACGACGTTCAGGCGGGCCGTGTCGACGCCGGCGGTGCGGAACGCGTGGAGCGCTGAGCCGTAGCCGCGCAGTCCGTCGCCCTGGTAGATGGACTCGCACGCGCGGCCCATCTGGTGCGCGCGGCGGTACTGGCCGAGGAGCCAGGTCGTGTACTGCACCAGGTCGACGTGGACCTGCGAGCCGACCGGTCGGTTCCACCAGCTTGCTGCGTGATCACTCAGGGTCGGCATAGGCGGAGACGCTCCTTGGGAGGTCGCCTGCCTGTTGCCGGTGGCAGCGCTGGTGGTTTGGGCTTGACTCTACGGACGGATCGCGCGGATGTCTAGCGCGTTGAGTCCGGGGCGCTGCATCGGTGACTGGGCATGCTCGGTGCCACGTCGCCAGTCTTCTTCGCCAGCCAGCGCTTGTCGCACTGCCCGCAGATGAGCTTCCAGATCTCCAGTGGCTTGGCAGCGTCGCTCATGTCGGTCTCCTTGTCGTCGCTCATGTCTGATGCTTCCTTTGTGACTTCGTTGGCCATCTAACCCACCGTCCCATCAGGAGCCGGTCCTTCGACGCCGTGCTCCTCGAAGATGTCGCGGTAGCGCGTCGGCTCCTGCTTGAGCCCCTCGGACGCCTCGAGCCGCGTGTCGAACATCCGCAGCTTGACCGAGCCGACCTCGACGTGGTCGATCGCGTAGCCGTTCTTGCGGGCATACTCCATGAGCCGGATCGCCTGGTCCATGTCGTCCTTGGTCACGACGGCTCCTTCCTGCCGGTGAGCTCTGCCCAGAAGCCAGGGAAGTGCTCCGGCGCGACGTCTGCTACATGAGTCCCGAGCACGCGCTCGCCCCGTCGTCGGTAGTCACAGGCGCGCTGGGCAGCGTCCCAGTCCACCGCCTCGACCTCGTCGCCGTAGCGCAGGCCGTCGTCTCCGATGTACTCGGTCACGTACTTGGTCACAGTTCCCATCCTTCCGTCGCCCAGGGGTCGGCCTCCCAGGCTTGCTGCGCGACGACCGCACGGCTGTGTTCCTCGGCGAGGCGCTCGTAGCGCTCGGCCTCGGCGTTGAGGCGGTCGATTGGCGTCTGCGGGCCGACGTCGGGGCGCGCGAGCCAGTTGGTCATGTGCCTCCACTGATACGTCCCGGCATCGCTGCAGTGGTTCCCGGGCACACGACCGTCGAGCAGCTTGCGGTCGGAGTGCTCCTTGCGCTTGCCGTTCTTGATCGGCAGCCACACGAGGTGACGGTGCTCGTCGAGCAGGGGCGAGCCATCGCGGTACTTCCACTTCCCGCGGCGGATGGCCGTGCCGAACAGGTCAATCCACGTGTCCTTCTCGGCCTTCTCGGCGTCCTCGATCGGGATCATGAACCGCTCGCGCCAGCCCTTCATCAGCGCGCGCTGGCCGGCCGGGTCGCCGACGATCGAGACAAGGTTGTCGACTTGGCGGAACACGTAGTCGACCTCTTCGCGCTGCTCCTCGGCGTCCATGCGCGCCTTCTTCCAGCTCCACATCTCGTACGCGATGTCGTGCTCGAGCGAGAAGGCGCCAAGGACGATGGCGAACGGGTCCGGGTTGAACCCGAAGTCCACGCCGAGTGAGTACATCCACGATGCGTTGCGGCCACGAAGCGCCGGCAGGTCGAGCACCGCGCGCTTGTGGTCGTAGCGGCCGGAGCTGTCCATGCGCATCGGCGCAAACGTCAGCTTGCGCGGGTCGACCGCGTGGACCGGGTAGACGAAGTTCGCGTCCGTCGTCACCCACACGCCGAGCCACTCGCGGCGGAAGTCCGGTTCCTCCTCCGTCCACCCGTTGTCGGTCAGCGCAGCCCCGGCTGTCTTGGCCCAGCGTTGCTCCGGCGTCGCACCGAAGAACGGGTTGTCGATGACGGACCAGCGGTGCACGGCCCAGCCCGGGGCGGCCGGCTGCCCGTCGTCGCG